ATTGCCTAATGAAGTACACATGTCCCCAGACATGCGACGACCATCGACAGTTGCGAAGACACCAGTACGCGTTCTCATGCGGTTTGGTCCAGATAATGTATCACAAAGAAAATTTACGTCATCAGGCGGCAAACTCCTGAGGCAATGACGATATAACTGGAGCTCACATATACGCATGAATTCAGGGGTAAAGTGAGATTCGTAAGCTGTATAATCGGTTTGATAATAATGCATGCCAGCTTTAATCAAAGCCTTGATTAAAGCAGGTCTCTCAGGGACTGGAACATGTTTAATAAAGAAATGATTCTTATACATTTCATTCTCAATTGATTTAAACAATGGACCAGACCAAACCTTGAAAGCATCAGAGCGCGAGTTAATCATTCGAGCCTGCTTCCAAGTGGGATAAGATTCCGATTTGACGAAAGTATCAATATGACTCGCTTGACGTCTCGTAGGCCTTCCACCCCGAAGATCGTCATGCGCAGCCTGAAGCTGTGCTTTCCGTTCGCCGTTAAAAGTTGTACCGGCTAACCATTCATCAAAAGTTAAAATCGTCGGAACAGAAACATATTTCTGTAAAAAATCTTTGACAAAAACCTCAAATTCTCGAAGAAGCGGTTTCAAAGGCACGGGTAAATCGCGCATGAGTCGCTGAACAAAAGCGCACCGAATCGTAAAGGGATCATTGCTGTCGGCGCACATAGGGGCGTATCCAGGAATGAAACCAAAGTTCAATCTACGAAACATGCGACGCCGTGACCTACGGGAATTAGGGAGGTCAACACAGACACGTTTTGTTTGAGAAAACAATGACTGAGGGATTGGAAAGGAATCTCATCAGAACGATAACCCTCAGCATAAACCTTACGTGTCGTGTTATAAATGTCAATTAGAACGGCGGAATATGTGCCGCCTCCCTCATGGCAAAATCCGAATCATGTAGAACACCGAGGCACGCAACCTCAGTTCCAAGCTCCAATGATAAGGATTCTCTATCACTTATTGGGAGACAGGCAAGACGCCGAGCTTTCTGCCTGAGAGTTGAAATGGCCACACTAATGTCAGTACCACGCTCGTACTCCATAAGGACACAAGAAAGAAGATGGGGCACATAGGTAAATTCACCCCATGTGCGATGAGAAATTTTAAAGGCAATAACACCAATTGCAAGACCAAAAAGTAAGAAACCAAGAGCAGCCCATGGAATATCCAAAGAAGCGGCCCTGTTAAAGAAACAACAACCAATGGCAAAGAACGCCAAAAGTTGAACGCAATTGGTAATGCCATAAGTGTACTTGACA